TTATAACCATCTTCTAATTGTAATCTCATAACATTATATTCATTTGGTAAATCTTTTATGTAACTAATCTTTGTGATAGGACTTAATATTTGATCTAATATTTCTTGGTCTCCTACACCTTCTTTATGGTTTTTTCTAACTGCGCCACACCATAACGATAATATTATAGGTTTATCTATGAATCCTACTACACCCGAATTATGCCACTTATGACCTCTTCTTAGAGACCAAGGCTTGTCTTCTACCATTGCAAGTTTATCTGGTTCTAATAAATCAAATATACCATCAATATTATCTTTAACTTCACAATCTAAATCTATCCATACCGTTTTCTTTGCAGGAGATTTCCACATTGATAATGGTTTTCGAAACCAGCCACGTTCTTCAACATCTCCTAAATTCATAACTGCATGAACGTTTTCACGCACAATTTTAAGACCTAATTCGCTTAAACCAAAATCAGAAAATATCAATGGTTTTTTACAATGTTTTTTAAAGTTCTTAAAAAACCAAGGGAGCATCCATTCATGTGCTGCGTTACACCCTGTTAAAAAAGCTTCATCATATGATTTCATAAGTTTCACCATAATTATGTTTAGCGTAGCAACCTGCTTTCTGTTGTATTGTAGTAAAACTATCTCTTGCTTCTACTGGCCAAGGATAGTATTCTCCTAAAGTAAACTTACTTGAATGTATGTATATGTCTGTTGGACCTGCACTAAATACACATTCATCTATCAATTCTTGTGCACCCTTTGGTGTTAATCTATATGCATGTGCACCAGGGAAATACGGTTTTGAAACTAGTGATCCATAACCTATGTAAGATGGAGTGTTAAACTTGCCGTATGATGGTTTACCTAGGTTCAGTATATCAAACATCATCATTTGTGGTATGTCACCGACTAATACAGCATCATGCTCGAATATTACTATCGGTTCTTTTGATCTTACACACTTTTGCCACAAACTATGATGACTTAAAAAGCCTGCAATACAATTTTCTGGTCTGCTATATTTTTCATGAAATAATTTTTCTGGATACTTAAGCTTTTTTAATTCTTCATATACGTTACAGTTTTGTGGAGTGTATGCTTTATGCTTTTTAATATTATAACCAAAAACTTTTCCACTTTTAATACATCTATCAGCAACTTGAACCGATCTCTCATTATCCATTATTGTTATTACATACATTTTCATAGTGTTGTCGTTGACCTCAATCCTTGTATTCTTGTATAGAAGTTACGTGTTACACCGAGTTTTGGTACAAGTTGATAACACATTAAAGCGTCATTTGGCCACATACCATGTTCTTGTGTTAACTCGATCATTTGTTTAGCGCCTTCTGGTTTAATGACATATGCTGAGTTTCCTGCTAAACCTTGAGGCACATTAAATTCATCTATTCTAGGAACTGGTTGAAAAAACTCTGATCTTTCTAAAATCATATCGTGATATAATTTTGATTTTCGAGTTGCCATTGATGGATCATTTATACCAATAATATCGTATGGTGCTTTTTCGAAAGTACTGTCTGCTGGTAATTTTTTTATAAGTCTAGAATCATGTTCTAAAACTAATATTGTTTCATTGAGACTTTTACACTTATGCCAAAGATACCAATGACTAAGAAAACATGACATGCGTTTTCTTCTATCAGCAGTAGGATAAGCAGACTTAATTAATCCACTTTTTATATCTGTTTCTTTACCTTCCCACGGATACTTCCATATTAAACCATTACCACCGCAATATCCTTCTACTTTATGAAGTTCTATTGCTTCATGCATTTCTAAACCATCTTTATGACCGTATTTATTATAGCTGTCTTGAAGTTCAGCAAAGCCGGCCATTGATGTCTTATTGCCTGGTACGACTATTGCGAATGCTTTCATTTCATTATCCTTACTTCGTCACCATCTTCTATATAATATTTTCCAATGCAATATCTTCCTAAGTATTCATAACGAGTATTTGCATAATTATTAACATTATCTATTATTATATCAAACCTTGGTTTATTCCATACATTTTTCATAATTTCTTTTATACTTTTTTCATTATTTGTATCACATCTAGACCAAAATATCCTTTTCTCTTTTAGGTAGTCATATTTATTAGCTTCATTTCTGTCAAATTCATCAATGCAATATATGTTTGATCTTTGTAAAAATTTATGCCATACTGGTATACTATTACTAATTCCAACTTGTAGTAAGTTTATTGGCTTATGGCGATATGCAAATAATTCTCTTTCATAGAATAAAGAATATTTGTATCTATTTGATTTATATCTTTGAAATAAAACATTAAGCACAAGCAAATTTCTCCAAGTCTTTAATTTTTTTTTATTTTCTTCCTATAAAAGTATGATCTTTCCATTTGTGTGATCTTTCATCAGGTGCATTTAGATCTACCCAATCGTCTACAACTTTTAGTCCTACTTCATCAGCAATCGCTTTAAAAGAATCATCCATAAATCTCCAACAATCAGGATTATCATGGTATTTTCCCTGTGAAGGTGCAATTAAAATCATACATGAACCTTCTTTTAAAACTCTTTTCATTTCTGCAACACTTCGAAAAGGATTGCGGACATGTTCTAATGTTTGACCACTAACAATTAAATCAATTGAATTATCTTCAAAAGGCAATTCATATTCTCCTGGCATAATGTGAGTAACATTACCACCTGCATTAATATCTGCCACATAATAAGTAGGATTTAAATTTTTAAATAATTCTTTATAAGATCGATCTTGAGCACTAATGTTTCGACCGCCTACATCTAAAATAGTCATACCATTTTTTAATTCATCAGCAATTTTACTAATTGCTTTTTTCATATTGTTCACTGAACTTGGGTGCATTAATCAATCCCTTTCGTTGCTTGTTTTAGCGTTTTAATTGCTTTTTCTTATCTCGTATTGTGTTTGTCCATGCTTGAATATTTTTAACTCATGTTTATTTATGAATTCATTAACTGCCTTAGTTACACCAGGTTTTTGCCATCTAGAATTAGGCCAACCGTAATCATCACCAAGTATTAATCCATCTGGTTTTACAGCTTTTATAGCATTTTCTAAATCTCTAAGACATCCTTCATATGAATGATCTCCATCCACATAAATCCAATCAAGTTCTACATCGTTATATTTTTCAAACCATTCATCAGAAGACATGCGACATATTTCAACTTCGTTAAAAGTTCTAAATCTAGATTTTACTTCTGCATAAACTCTATCGTAGTATTTTTCAAATCCTGTTGGAGATATCTCTCCAGTTACTCTGGCATATTTGGCAATGTATTCTTGAAATGACATTTCACTATTTTCTTTGTATGGTTCTACAGAATATGAATCTACCATATACAATTTCTTCAAGCCTTTTTTTACAAACTGTGTTGAAGTGTTACCAAACCAAACTCCAATTTCTGTACCAATTGTGTCAGGTTTTATCAAATGCATTATATTTTGAGAATCTTTATTTGTGTGAGTTGCCATCATGATAGTTATACCTTAAAATATTTACTTCCATTATTAATTGCTCTTACTAAATGATGAGATTTATATGAATCATCTGTATCATATATATGTATGTCCTCATACTTTTTATATAATTGTGCTACATGCATCATTCCAGAATCACTACCAACATGAAATTTTGCATTAGCCATTGCTAAACCAATATGTGCTAATGATTTTTTTAATAATCCTTTGCCTTCACCACCAACATATAAAACTGGAACTCCATATTTTCTATGTATTTCTTCCCTTTGTTTTTCTGAAAGTGTTCTTCGAGGATCTGTAGAATCCCATTGCACTGTAATATATTCGTCAGGCAACCAGCCATTAGTAACGATTGGTTTTAATTGTGGTAATTCTTTTATGTATTGAGACATTTCAATTCCAACACGTGTTTCGTTTGGATGCATATGTGCGGTATCTTCATAATGGTATATTTTTGCGTTATATCCTTCAGACTTTAAATATTTAATCCAATCAACTTCTGATAAGTTTTCAACAGGATGTGGTTCTATGTATAGTGTATCAGCGGGAAATAAAGCTAGTATTTCTACCCAAGATTTTTTCTTCTTTTCTGAACGTTTACCACCAGCAATACTCCATTTATCATCAGTAAGATGTATTGTAACTGGTGAGTTGTGAGCTTTTGCGTATTGATATGCTATTAATGCACTATGAACTCTATCGCCTAGACCGGGCGTAGTATAAGGTCTATCACCGCTTCTTACACTCTTTGATCTTAATGCTAAATGCTTCAATGGCTTTTCTTTTCTGTAAACGCACTATCAAAATAAACATCAATGCGTTTTTTTGTTTCATGCCGTAAATCATTAATTTGAGTAATTAAAAAAGCTGTATCAGCTTCTTCTTTACTATATCTTTCTACGCCTTTTCTTTTGCGATCTTCTAAATCCCATAACTCTTCGTTAATTGCTCTCATAATTCCTAAGTAATGATCAAATCCATCATGAGTAAGATCCTGACTTTCATACTGATTTAATTCTCTTTCTACGTCCAAGCCTTTTTCTTTTTTTATTAATAATATGGAATATCTATCAATATATTCAGCGATACTAATATCTATCGTAAAAGATTTAGCAGGTTCAAAATTAGGATCTTTCCAACTCATATCACTTTCTCCATTAACTGTTCAACATTCTCGCCACTGTTTGGTAATTTGTCTTTAAGAAAGAAATGTACAAAATATGCTTCTTTAATTCTATCATCAGGAATAGCAGTAAATAATGCATTCCATTTCCAGCTTAACTCTTGTAATTTCATATTTTCTTTTTTGACCCACCAATTTAAAAGTGTCTGATCAGTGCTCCATTTCCATGCGCCTAATCCATCAACAAATCTTTTAAACTCTGGTCTTTGAATAAAATCTTTACCTGATTGACGCTTACCATTTGATTGTATTGGCAAGTAATTTACGAATTGTCTATTCATTAGCATCAAACCCATATTAAAAAAGTGGCCACCTGAATTGTTCCACTTCCAATCTACATCTTGAAGAGTACCATACTGCATTCTAGTATAACCTCTTAATTTTTCTTGATACCAGGGTAAGATCGGTGCTTGTCTTTCAACCATACCCGCAAATTCTGTTTCGTTACTCATCTCATTAAATATATTAGGAGAACCGGGTCTTATCCAAATGTCAGCATCAATAATACAAATTTGATCATATTTATCCCAATAATCAAATGCATTTTCTTTTTCATAGATAGGTAAGAATCCACCGTGTTTTTCATATGATTCTTTACTACGATTTGTAGCAAATACGTCTGGTTTAATTCTCATTATAGGTTGAGTTTGAATTACATAATCTACTTTATTTTGTGGAGATTCTTTAGAATTTATATATTCTGCATAAGCTTTAACCGAAGCTGTACAATGATCATACAGCTTCGATCTTTTTCCAGTGTAAACTTGATATATCAATCTTTTCATAACAAAAATCCTTTTATTTTACTTCTTTGGTGCTGGTTTGCTTGCTTTGCCTTTTAATGCATCGGCTCCAAAGAATGCTGAAACTAAAACAGCAATGGATGCAAAATATGTTGGTGCAATATCAGCAATTAATCCTGCTGCTTCGGATAACCCAAATAAAGAAGTTAAAAATATTGCAAGTGGATATAATAATAATCCAAATAGAGCAAACCATGCCATTTTTCTAATAGCATCTCTTTGAGCGTCTGCGTCTTCCATTTCTTTCCTTTTAAATTCTAAATACATCGCCTGTTCTTCTTCAGAAACAGTACCGTCACCATTAGTATCCGCGGGATGAAAGCCCGCTTTCTTCAATTCTTCTTCGCTCATTATAGAACTCCTTTATTTTCTTCGCTATGTTTAATGCATCATTAAATCCATCACGAAGTGAATTTGACCTGTGGCCATTTTCAATAAACCATTCTATAGTATTTATATCAGAACCAGATACTTCCATATTATAACCTCTAGTGATCTCTTCAAATTCAAATCTTAATTGTATTATTCTTGTTAATCCTATAGGCATATTAGTGTCCAAAAAGTTTTCGTTTTCTATATTCATCAATTGTATCCTCTAATAATTTAGTCCAGTTATCTCTATGTTCTACGAACACACACGGTTTTTCATGATCAACATCCATAATAATAACTATGTTTGGTATTGACATGCCCGTTCTTTCTTCCCACATGATTGCATATGCTGCACCTTGTGCGAAATAGTTTGTGATTCTTTCTTTCTTCTTAATATATTTAGAAGTTTTAAAATCAATTATTGAGGGTACTCCATTGTACTCTGCGATGCAATCGCATCGTCCTGCGAGTTTGAGGTGATGACTAAATAGTGGCACCTCGAGACCATATATTTTTCCAATATTGTTATCAAGTACAGGTTTGAGATTTGCGAGACTCTGTCTGATGTGTGGCAATTCTTGTGTTGTGTCTTCATTGCTCAAATACTTCTCTACAATACTGTGGACTTTTGTTCCACGCCTCGATGCTTTTCCACTAATTATATCAGCTTGTTCGACTCCGACTCTTTCACGCCACGCTCTTATAGCATCTTCAGACAGTATACTTAAAACTGTTGTGATACTAGGATAAGACTTGCCATCAGGAGTATTATAAGTTCTCCCAGTATCGGTAGTTGTAGCAATAAGGTCTTCATAGCCGATATCAATTTTTTCATGATTAAATCTCATAATTTATATATTTTTCTTACCATTATTATATTTGAATATGTCTTCAACTTGTTCTTTAGATACACAAAAAATTGCTTCTGGATCTAATTCAAAATCATATGCTGCACCAGCTTGCATAACTAATCTTTGTTCATATTTTCTTACATACATTTCACAAATTTGTTTATTATCAAAATTTGGATGTTTAAATATATACACTGGCCTGTCTGGTGATGCACTATTCATTACTATAAAAGATATTACTATAAAAAAGTTCATATCTTCCTCCTATACTTTGATGGTATTGCCTCTACCAGAATTTTCTTTAATTCTTCTAAGATTGTCTTTCCATCCGTTGTCTGTTTTCGATAGGAGGCTTCCATGCCCTGAAATTACACCTGGAAATTTAAGTACTTTTATACAATTATGCTCTTTAAGATAAGCTTCTAGTTCTTCAGAACTGCACTCAATATCGTATTCATCACCTTCTTCTAAAGGCTTTACAGTATACTTAGGCACCTTGATATCCTTCCCACCAATCTGGTGCTGGTCTGCCCCAATCCCATTTAGCAAATGGTTTAGCTTTGTGGTAATAATTTCTGTAAGCTTGTACTGCGTCACCTTCGACTATACAGTCAGGATAAGCAGACATCGCTTGAACAAATTCAGTAAGACCAGCTTCTGGTATATTTATAGGTGGTGCAGCGAGTACAACACCCAACTTTTCGAATGTAACGTGTTTTTTATTTCTACGAAATTCGAATTCTCTAGCAAGAGATACAAAGTGATGATAATGCCAATTGTAATTATCTTTACTTTCCATAGTCCATACAGTACATGGATGATGCTTGTGTACAGCTGAGTAGTAAATATCATCTCTTACATCGCCAAAGGCATAATATGTTTGAGTAGTTTTACCAGATCTAGATTTACGCTTTTCTGGTTTACCGTCAAGCAATCGATGAGCAGTGGATAACATTTGAGCTGATTCGATAATCATTTTAGGTACATGCTTATCGCACATCATCATTGCAGCTTTTTCGGGATTTTCATCCAAAATAAAAATATTCATGTTTTTCACCTTTTAAATAATATAATTGTACCATATTTTGAGCTGTTTGTAAATAGTTATTTTTTTAATTGATTTGAAATTTATTCTCCAAGACTTTCAGTAACTTAACTTTTTTTCTTACAAAATTTCTTTTTCTAGATATTTTTGCCATTCGATTAATTCTTCCTCTTTTTTTAATTTTAAATCCGTGAAGTTCGTAATCTTTGATAAGTTGTTGTAGTACCATCTTTTTGCCTTTCGTGAAAAGGTTGTAGATTAGTCCTGAAGTAATTTTGGAAAGGCCTCCTCTACAACTGGTCTTGAAATTCCTGGAATTTTCTTTTTGTTTATCATATTAATAACTAGTTTTGCATCTTCCGGATGCACACTTTCGAGTATTCCAATAAAAATATTTTCTCTTTTGAATTTTGGCATCTTATCGCCTGGTCCACCTTTAACAAAGTATTTAAACTGACCATTTTGTCTAGTTAAATTGCTAGGGTGATTGTGAGCTGCGGCTGCAGTATATGGTGGTTCACCTTCTGGTAAATTCCACGCTATAGTGGTATCCATAGATCCCCTTATAATATCTTTTAAGGCCCATGTTTCATTTTCTTTGAGAACACGAACTTTGTCGTCACGGCTTCTTTGCTTAGCCATTTCTTCTAAAACTTCAAATACATACTGTTTCATTAAATAAACTCCTGTGCACTTTTAATCAATTCATTACAACGATTCTTTACTAAGTAGGAAAAGACTTTACCTTTCTTACTATGTAATGAAGCTGGATCTTGATCTATAAAGTTATTTATAATCTGCTTTCTCAAATCTTCTGGTGTTTCAGTAAGATCAATTAATTTTTTGTTTCGACAATAGTTACGATACCAAGATGCTGCATAAAGTAATTCACCTTCTTCTAAGTCTTGTATAATATTGTCCACTTTCTTTTGAGACATCGGTTTTTGTCTAAAGCCTTCAACAAATACATTATCGTCTGATAAGATGTTTGGTACACCATCGCCTTTATCACCTTTAATGATGTGTGTTTGAAGATATAATCTAGGATTTTGTTCCTTTAATTCTTTTTTAAGAAGTGGAGAAAACTGTCTTACATTATTAAATCTTTGTAATTGTAAAAAATCTCTGTCAGAAGATACAATCATAATCTTTTCTGGATTAAAATCATTGTTAGAATCTGGATTCATAGTAACGATTGTGCCAATAACATCATCGGCTTCACAGCCATCAATACGAATAACTTTATATGGAAAGTTTTCTGCAATTTCTTCTCTTACCATATTCAGTATTCTAAAAGCTTCATTCCAATCAAAAGTAGATTCATCTCTACCTTTTTTTCTATTAGCTTTGTATTGAGGAAAAGCTTTTCTGCGCCAATTATTTGACGCATCAACAGCAAGGACTAATTCGCCATACTCATCTTTGTATCTTGTACGATACATTCTAAGGGAGTTGAGAATCATATGACGAATTAGTCGTTCATCAAACGTTTTATTAATTATAATACTTGCTAAAGCGATACCGCTGTAATCAACAATAATCATTGAGAATACCTCCTATAAACATAGACATCCCACAGTGTGGCATTCTTGATACCTCCTATAGGATCACCAAAATAAGTGAAACCTTTGGTTGGTTTTCTACCTTTCTTTTCAACTCTAAATTTTATTTTAGATGAATTGCATGCTCTTGTGATAGATTTAACCATCTCATATTCTAACATGTCCTGTGGATTCTTTGGATCAAATCTTCCAACCCATGAAGATGATCTGTTATGTTGACCGATATGTATACCCATTTATAACTCCCTTTAAATTAATATAGTATTATTATACACCAGTTTTAAAAGAATGTACACCTTTATTTTCACTTTTTTTGTATTTTTTTCCATAAAATGTGTAACATAAAAAACCAACAACCATTGATTATTGGTTCTACAAGAGCCACTGCACCAGCTTCCCATAAGCTGGCACCCGTCATAAAATATACAACATTCATGGCGATAACGATATGACCTGCAGTATAAATTAAAGCAAGTAATAAACTATCCATTTTTAAAAGTTGTCTTATAAATGGCTCTCTTGTTTTTTCTTTTATAGATTTCCACTCAGCATCTTGTCTAAGCTTCCATAGCATCCAATCATAATATCTTTCTGGTTCTTTATCATCCATTGACAAACCCTTTCACCATCGGAAAGATTTTTGCTATTGCTTCAGCACAAGCTCTTGCAACTTCACTGCATTCTTTTTGAGTGCCATTACCTGATCTTAATTCAATAAAATGAATCCAACTTCTTATTGTTCCATTCATATAAATCCTTGATGTAGTTAAACCTTCAGGTAATACTGCTCTTGCAACTTCTTTAGCTATTCCTTTTTTGATTGCGGCTTCATAGACTTGTTTGCACATCCATATGACTCGCTTTTGTTCTCTTTCCCAATCGAGTTGGAAAGCTTCGTCATCAACTTCGATACTACTTTGTCTATTCTTATCGTCTTGCATTCTCGCTTCTCTTGTAACAAATTGTAACTCCTTTACTGGGTTTGCATATCTTTGACTAAACTCTTGAAAACTAAAACTACGGTGTCTAAGTATTTGTCTGGCTATATCTCTAGTAGTATTAATTTCAATACAAGCACTTGCCATTTCAAACGGAGACCAATGTTGATGCTTAATAAGATATTTTAAAAGCTTTTCATTAGTTTCAGTATTTAGTTGGCCTGATGGATTAGAAACTCTTGCACAAAAAGCAATTAAGTCTTGCACATCAAGTGGTCCATATTCGTTACTATCATAACTTTCAAATTCAGATGATTTACTATACGAAATTAATTTTGCTATCATAACTTGAAATCCTTAAATCGTTGACCAGTTGGAGTTTTATCAAAAACTGGTGTGTCGTCAGTTAATGTTTGTTGATTTTCTTCTACATCATATAATCGCATCTTACTACGATCAACACCAACTACAAATCTTTTATGAAGCGTTGGATCGTTGTAACGATTCTTTAATTGTTTGACCATAAACTGCCCTTGCTTTTCAAGTTCTTCAGTTGATATAAGAGCAAACATTAGGTCCGCTGTAGCGGGTAATCCAAAAGATTCACTTGTATCTTCAAGCCCAACATCCGAGTTAGAATAACCAGAACGAGTCGTTTGCGTTGCAGAGAAGACCGGTACGTCAAATTCGACTGCAAGGCCACGTAATTCTTCAGCAATTGCTTTAATGTAAGAGTATGAATTGATTGCACCGCCCATTCCTTTCATTCTAGAACTTGCACATATATTAAGATAATCAATGAATATAAGATCAGGTTCAAATTGTCTTTTAAGTTTAAGTTCATTAAGTAAAGCTCTAAAATGACCTGAATGTGCTGAACCAGTTGGATACTCTTTAATAATTAATTTACCAGTTGTCTTACGAGCAATGTCTTTTACTTTAGTTGTAAACATATCTTTTGACATTTTATCAAGTTGATCAATAGGTACATTTAACAAATTAGCATCTATTCTTTCAGCAATTCTTTCTTCTGCCATTTCCATAGTGATATACAAAACATTGTGACCTTGAACTAATGATGATGCAGCAACATGACACATGAATAGAGATTTACCTACACCTGTACCGGCTAATGCTATATTCAATGTCTTACGAGGAACACCACCTTTTGTAATTGTATTGAAGTATTCTAAATCAAAGGGTAATCTATCTTCTTCAGTGTGGTAAAATTCAAAACGTTGATCAGCGTTTTCAACATAGTCATGACCAACTTTTAAATCGAATCCAACTCCAAGAGCTTTACTTAAGAGATCGGGAAGAGCACCTTTAGTAAGTTCTTCATGTTTGCCATCAATGATTGATATTGATTCCATGATAGCATTGTATATTGCTCTATCTTGACACCATTTTTCTGTAGTATCAAGAAGCCACTTACCATCAACTTTTTCATGAGTAAAAAGTTGTGGAACTATATCCATAGCTAAAGTATGTTGTTCATCACTAAGTTTTTCTGATTGATCAAGTTCAATTTGAAATGATTCAGAAGTTGGTAGTTTATTATATTTTGCAACAAACTTACCAGCTTCTCTAAACAATATTCTGTATATACCTTGAAAGTAATCAGGTTTTATGAATGGTAATACTTTACGCATGTACTCTTCATCAGTAAGAAGATTACGCAGTATGGTTTGTTCTAAATTAGTTGGCATAGGCAGCTTTTCTTAATCCTTCATCTATTTCTTTTTGTACTTCTTCTGCTCTACTTTCTAAGTAGCTTATTGATGTATGAATGTGACCAGTATCTTCTGGTCTTAATTTTCTTTTTGCTATTGATATTTCGTCCATAATCAACATTAGTCTTTGTGTTGCACTAATCTGCATCTTTCACCTCTCTTGTTATAACTTCACCATCACGAATACCTTGAGCCATAATCTGTTCAAGCATCATTCCAGCAAAATCTTGTAATTCTAAATTAGATACATTAAGTTCTGTATCCGGCGTGGATACAATCTCAAAATTGAATGTCATATCTTTTTTCTTACCATTAAACTTTACAACGCCGTATTTTAATATTGTTTCAGTAAACGCACCTGATAAAATTCTGACATTCCAAGCTTGATCGTCACCCTTATCGGGTATTATTTCATAATGTTCATTTTCTTTTAAGATCATTAATGTTCATCCATCTTAGCTAAATTAACAGAGTTTAGTATCGAATACTTGTTAATTAAGTATTGCTTAAAATCTGTTTCTTCAATTATTGGTTTCCAAAACTTTTCATTCAAGGTATCTTTTTCTCGAACTTTTGGTTCCACCAATTCTCCAGTTGATTTATCAACTCGGCAGTACCAACCAGCGCTGGGCTTACTAACATAATTACCAGACAAAGCAACATCAAGCATGCCAGACCAATGCTCAACACCACCGTCCCAACTAACAGAAATAGGAATTTTAGACTTTTCTTTAACATATCTTGATTTCTCCACATTGATTACAAAGTGATAGCCTTTTATTTCTGTTCCTTGTTTGTCTTGTTGACGGCCAAGAATCCAGATGTTATCAGCACTATAATAGATGCCAGTACCACCAGAAACTACAGCTTTTGGAAATAATCCAATCTCTTGGTAAGTATGGTTAACTGCAATCAAAGGTATATTTTTCATATTTAAATATGGTGTTGTCATTCTAAATAAACCTTTTAGTGCTTTTGCTCTAGACATATCTGCCACTGATTTTTCGTTTATTGCATCTTCTAATTCTTTTTTAGAAGCAAGGTTACCAACTGAATCAATTACTATAATAACCTTATCATCTCTTTCTAAACCTTCAAGTTGTGATATGATATCAAACTTAAGTTCTTCAACATTAGTGATAGGAGTATGTAATACTCTATTAGTATCAATGCCAAAGTTTTCAAAATAAGATTGTGGTGAACCAAACTCTGAATCATAAAATAATAACACAGCATCTTCATATTTTTTTAAATAAGCACTTGCCATGATCAACGCGAATGAAGTTTTAAAGTGTTTTGAAGGACCAGCCAATACCGTAAGTCCAGGTGCTAATCCACCGTCCATTGAACCAGATAATGCTACGTTTATCATTGGTACATCTGTTGACACCATATCTTTATCGTTAAAAAATTTAGAATCAGAAAGTATTGAAGTAAAATCACTTTTACTATTCTTCTTAAGTTTATCCATTATTGATGACATATATTTCTCCTACAAATAATAGTATTATTATACCATAAAAGCATCTAATTGTAAAGGTTTATTTTGATTAATTGTTGATTCATTTTTATTGTCTTGAACCATAAAATCAGTATTCCACATTTGATTGTCTAGTCTTCCATCACAGAATTTTAAAACTTCTTCAGCCATGTCCATCGCCGTGGTAACTGGCACGTTTTGACAAATATGATTTAAATTTTTGACTCCACCCTGCAAAATAAAGTCTTGCGGTAATCCCATTATATTTAAACATTCTCTTATAGTAAGATGTCTATCAATATCAGGATGTGTTAACTTAGTAGGTGCACTACCCACAAAGGCTCCGATATAATTTTTTGGTACGTACACACCTCTTCTCATTATATTACCACCAGATGCTAGTTTTTCATGCATTACTTTACAACGCACTGCTTGTTTTTCAAAGCCATTAGCCGCCATCCATTTTGACACTTCGTTGTATGTTACATTTTTATCTTCAATGTAATGGAGAACATCATAACTCTTATTGATCTTATTTTGAAATTGATTATGAGTTATGCCACCTTCAAGTTCTTCAAGTACGTATCTGTAATAAGGATCATGTGATGGAATTGCTGTGTTAGTAAGCACATTCATTGGATCGTCTGGATTATTTTGAGTTGATCTTATAGTATCTTCAATCTTAGTGTGATTTCTTTTTATGTAACTAAGTTGAGGTACTTTTTCACCTTTCCAAAAGAAATAAAAAGATCTATCTCTTACTTGTCCTAGTCCATGAAGAAGAGACTTTGTTTTATACAATGAAAAAGTGTATCCATTACGTTTACCGATTTCTCTAAGACCTTCAACAACAGGCTCTCCCATTTTTGAAGCGAGTCTTGGTGCATTTTCACCCCAGAATACTTTAGGCTTAAGCGTACTTAAAACATAATCAGCAGACGTAGACATCCAATCGTTAGCAGCAGCATCAGAAGATGCTGAAGTATTAAGACTAGATAAGCCAGCACAAGGACAAACCGTGTTGATGACATCAACGTTAGGTAAATCATATGACTTATTATTATTCAAAAGATAATAAGGAACTTCTCTTTTATAATATTCAACTAAGTGCGTATCGTTTGCTTTAAAATCTTCATAACTTAATATGTATTCCGGTCTCTTCTTAAAGACATTTTGCATAGCTATTGTTTCTCCACCTATGAGTGGAACTATACTTGCGTAATTCATTAGTGCGGCACCGTGTTTTTAATAATGTAATCTCGTACGTTTACTTTTGGTTCCCAACCTAATTCTTTCATTGCAGTTATATCAGCAGTATTATCTTGTGCTTCGCATGCATCACCATCAGTAACTTCAATGCCTTCCCATCCGGCTAATAAACCGAGGTCTTCAACTACATTTCCTTCTCCAGTGCCTATATCATAAGCTGGTTTTAACGATCGTATATTTTTACTCATAAGTAAAACTATAGCGTTTACTACATCACTTACATGTACGAAGTCTCGAGTATGTCTAGTAAGATACTTAATAGTTCCGTTTACTAATTTTCCAATTAACATAGAATCTCTTGCACCATCACCATAGACTGTGGTAAACCTTAATCCTACTTGACCAAACTTTGCAGTTTCTTCATTTACCTTTTTACTGATGCCGTAAGGTGATAACCACCAGTTATGAATACAAGAAGATGAGGCATAAAGTAATGGTATATTATTATAATGACATATATTTTGTATTCTTGTAGTGTTTTCTACATTATTTTTCCAATATTTTTGTGGATCTTTTAAACTTGCTCTTACATCAGCATAAGCAGCAAGATGAATGCAATAGCTAATATCGCCTGGATCAAAGTCTTTGATGCAGCGCGGAGGTTCTTGTCTTAAATCCCATTCAACTATTTCATGGCCATCTTTTTCAAGTCTTGTTTTAAGGTGACTTCCAATAAAACCTCTTGATCCTGTAATTGCTATTTTCATACGAAAAATTCCTCCAAACTTGTTTCAATAACGTTGTACTTTTCATTATAATTTAGTGTATTGCTTATGATATCATTATATACTGTCTCAGCATCACAATGTTCTTTCCAAAACTCAAACATCATATTTCGCCATTCATCTCTTTTAACATTATCTTTAGCTAATAAGAGCATACTGTTTGCCACTTCTTCAGCATTAGCTGCATTCACAGCAAGTGTACCAGTATTTATGCACTGACTTATAGGTTTACCTTGCTTTCTGTGAATAACGTGATCACAAAAGTGTTTATGAAAAACTGGAATAACACCAGCAGCAAATGAATCAGTGTGACAATATTCGACATTATTACCATATATGTCTTCTTTAAAGTACATGAGATCAGAGCCAAATCCACCAAGACTCATACGCTCCATCATTTCAGAATGAGTGTATGCTCCATATAAGTACGCACCTTTTCCAGAAATTTCGCTACCATAGTCAGGGTGTTTACCAGTATTATCAATACCTTTTTCTGGCCTGAAATAATTTATCACTTCTCTTCTATCTGTCATCTGCTTTGGATTTTTATAAAGAACTGCAGGATAATTTATTGAAGCTTCTAAACCTTCTAATATAGTTTTAAAACCAAATGCTTTGAGATGATCATTATGAAAATCAATCATAACATCTGGACCTTTCCACATAGCTGTACGACCAACCCATCTTACAAGGTATGGATCTTGCTGCTCAATAGGTTTCCAATAGTCTTTATTAAAATTGAATCCTACACTCATGTTTGTGATTGGTGTTTTAATTTTGTTCTTTTTAACCCATTTGCCAAAGGGATTTTCAATGTAATGACACATTAAAACATCTACCTTAGAACATATTTCAGCTAAGCCAGCGTTTCTATTTATAGAATGTATTTTATGATCTACTTGAACTAAAGATTTACGAACTTTAATTTCGTCTATCATCTTTATAAAGTTATTTACGCAATCTTCAGGATGTGATTTAGATGGTACACTCCAAACAATACACATATCGAGTTGATTAATTCTTTCAACAACCTTTGAACATGTTAATAAATCTGGAAATTTCTTAGATGGTTTACTTACTTCATCCCAATCTGTGCCTCTGAAGTAATTCACTTTAAAATCCATAGAGTTCATTCTTTGCCATAGTTTATCAATAGTAGCATATACTTCTACACCAGGAAAAAGCTTTTGAAACTCAACTACATTTTTAGTTAAGCCTACACCTTCTACACCTCTACCTAATAAGACTCCTACTTTCATTTTAAATACTCCTTTATCTGGTTTATAACCATAGGTTCATATGATTTATCATTAAATTTTCTATTACGTGGCGAAGGGTGTGGAGCAGCTAAGTGTTTTATACCTATTTTAGTGAAATATTGTGACACAAAACTACCTAATGTTATAATTTTATTATAATTTTTAGTGATTTTATAAACATATGTTTCATTTATATCAGTTATTTTCAATAACTCCTTGTGGTGTGCATAGATGTTGCTGAAGCTGTATAGATCTACATCACATGCATCGAGCCAACGGTTTAATCTATTTAATGTTGGTGACCCATTCTTACGTTTATTTATGGGTGTTTTACCAGGACTATGACCAACTACTAATACTTTATCCAGTCCCATAATATATTCGCCTCCTCAAACATTTCTTTAGTCATACGGCATGAAAGCTTCCAATGTTCTGGAACTTCATGTATAGGTGATACAACTCTTTTCACACCTACTTGTATTAAACCCTTTGCACAATCATGACATACAGGTAATCCATATGTGTAAACAGTAGATCCTTCTAATGATACACCATTTTGTGCTGCATTATATATAGCATTCATTTCTGAATGTACGACGTATTTATATTTAGTTTCTCTATCATTATATCTTTCATCATCTTTAATGCCTCGAGGAAAACCATTATAACCTTGAGCTATAACTGTTCTATTCTTTACAGCAATAGTGCCAACTTTTCGAGATGGATCTTTTGACCAACTTGAAACAAGTTGAGCCATTTCCAAAAATCTTTTATCCCATTTATTTGACAAGATGAAAGTGCCTTTCATAAACATGCAAGTTTTGAACTTGCCATATGATATCGCCAGGTTTTATTTCTTCGTATGTATCAGTTTTACAACTATTATAATCGTGTACTAATTCTTCTAGAACATGAAGCTGCCAAGCATAATCATTTTTGTATCCGAACACGACATCGTTTGAGCGCATTTGTACGACTGCGTGTAATTCATCATCGCGAATGTAATAAGTAACGGCATTAGTACATATAAAATCGTTTTTACCATCTTCTTCATACTCCACCCATATTGATGGTCTTTGATATATCATGGTAGCTCGACGGCTATCTTTGTTATAAAGTAACTCGTCAAGTGCCATACCATACTGACCGTAGTATTTATCAGAACCAATAAGACAACCATAATTTGAATTGATTTCACCGTACTTATTAGCACTTAATTGCCAAGCTTTAGGTGGTTCACGTTCACCTGAATAGATGTCATTGATATTACAGCTGTGTGATTGGTACCAAAGAATTTCATGATTGATATAGTCATCATTAGGTGTACCAAATATTGATGGTTCATCTGCAAGAAAAGAAGCGCCAATCACTTCAATAGTTTTTTGACCAGTTTTATCTATTGAAAACTTTTCATTAAGAAGTTTAGACTTAAATAAATTTCTTATTTGTTCAGTTTTAATATCCAACATTTTTTTTCACTTTCGGTTTATTAAACATATCTCTATCAGGTCTTTGACCATCCATTTTACCGCGCATATATGACACTGCAAATGATGCATAGTTAATCATATCTTTGTAAGTATCTTCAAGTGATTCGAAGTTTGGATCATTACCAGATTCAAGTAATGATGTGGCACGCATAAGTTTACCGAGTATAACATCATGGATTGTATCCACACCTCTACGATAATGCATTGCTTGTGTTACGTTGGAACTATCACTTTGATAGTCTTTTGATTTTTTAAGTTGTAAGTCCATAC